GATTTTGACGAGAACAAGAAGATGACCTTGGATTGCTACATTGAGCAGTATATCAATAAGGACGAGGGCAGAAAGTATGTTCCCATTCAGGTTGTGTTCTCTGGTGCAAAGTATGATCTTGAGAACGAAAAGCACAAGAAGCTGTTCGATTACAAGATGAAGTACATCAAGGTCAAGAACAAAAATATGGTACATATTCCTTGGGAGATTGTGCTGCTCCGTGGTGCTGAAGAAGCAGAGTTTGACGAGTCTATGCTGACCGATTCTCAGCGTGAACAGGTCGAACTTGGTATTAAGTCTGTTGATGATTTCCGTCCCAAGGGCAATATCTACGGTGATCGCATTGACGAGTTCCGTCTGTTTGAGCCTAAGCTGGAAGGTGATTATGCTGATGGTGTTCTGGAATGTGATGATACCGCAGACGAGTTCGAGGAAAAGATTTTTGTTCCTGCCGCAGATGAAACAATGGAGGAAGCTAAGAAGAATTCCAAGTCTGCAAAGTCTAAGTCCAAGAAGGACGAGGATGACGATGACGAGCCTCCCTTTGATAAGGACGAGGACAAGGACGATGTAGACGAAGAGGATTTGTTCTAAGGAGGTAGTACATAATGGCAAGAAAATTTGGTGAAAAGCGTGAGATTTGTATTGATCCTCTCGCTTATAACATTGGTCTGATTGGCGAGAGCGGTATCGGTAAGTCCACCGTCATCAAGGAAGTTTGTGAAAAGCTGGTTGGCGATGATGGCTATATCGCTCTGGATATTGGTAAGGAAGATGGTCATGACGCTATCAATGGCATTGTGTCCGCTAAGATTCCTGATTGGGCAACTTTCAAGGAATTCTGCGATGATGTTATTGAAAATAAGCTGACTGACTATAAGGATTTGCGTGTTGTCATTCTGGATACTTTTGACCAGTTGCTTGAGATCACTGAGCCTGAAGTCATTCGTATGCACAATCGAGCAAATCCCGATAAGCCTAAGATCACTTCCATTAAGGCAGCTTTTGGCGGCTTTATGGCTGGTGAAGATAAGGCAATTCAGCTTGTTCTTGATAAGATGTGGGAACTCAAGAGTGTTGGCGTTTCCTTTATTGCAATCGGTCACACTAAAAAGAAGGATGTGGACGATCCCATTACTGGCGAGTCTTATTCCATTCTGACTACCAATATGAGCCAGCGTTACTTTAATGCACTCAAAACGAAGCTGCATTTCCTTGGCGTTGCTTATATTGACCGTGAGATCGTAAAGCAAAAGACTGGTAAGAAAAACATTGTAACTAAGGAAGAGGAAGTTAAGGGCAGAGTTCTCAGTGAATCCCGCCGCATCTCTTTCCGTGATGACAATTACAGTGTTGATTCCAAGTCCCGTTTTGCAGACATTGTTGATGAAATTCCTTTGGATGCAGATGCCTTTATTAAGGCTCTGAAGGACGCTATTCTGGCAGAACACAGCAAGGGCGGCAAGTCTGTTGAGCAGTCTGAAAAGGAACTCAAGGAGGCTCGTAAGCAGCAGGAGAAGGAGTTAGCCGAAAAGCAGAAGGCAGATGCCGCCAATAAGATTGACGAGGATCGCAATGCCGAGCTGCTTCAGGTTATTCAGAACAAGTTCCCCGATGCAGATGCCGCAACCAAGAAGTCTGTTAAGGAAATCATGAAGGAACATGACATTCCTAATTTCAAGAATGCAGATGATATTCCTACTGCTATTTTGGAGCAGATTGTTAAGGTGCTGAATCAGGAGTAAACCATTGGAGGAAATCAGTTATGGCGAGAAGTTGCAAATGTGCAATTACTGGCGAAGTCGGCACAACTGATACCTTTGTAAAAATAGGTTCCAAATATTATAAGAGCCAAGAAATATATGATGCAGATCAGCGTAAGAAACAGACTTACAAAGAACTGATTGATTATATTTGTAGAGAGTTTTTGGGGTATGGAAACGGGCAACCGTTTCCTCCCATTCTCCCTAAAAAGATTAAAGAATTGTCCTTTTACAGTAATGAGGTGATCTTGGAAACATTTAAAGAATGTGCCAACGACATTCATTATTGGTTGGAACATAAACAATTCTCTAATGAGTATGGCATGATCTCTTATATGTTTACCATTGTAAAAGGTAATATTGCCGATGTTGCCAAGAAAGAAAAGAGAATGGCTGCATCAAACGAACAAGTGAAAAATAACACGATTGAATGTGGCGATTTATCCGCTATCGGCTCAAAAAAGCAGGGCAAGGATATTAGTCGTTTTCTCATTGATGATGAATTATAAGGAGGTAACAATTTGAACTGGAAAGAGTATCCTGAAGATTTAATCAAAGGTCGAGAGAGCGCAGAGGCTACATTCATTTTTTGCCTTTGGAAGCAGCCTGAATTGTATGATGACTTTGCAAGAGTCAACACACAAGATGATGAAACTCTGAAAACAGAGGATGGTATTTTCTATTTCTCTTTGGGCAGACAAATGTTCAATCAGGGATTTAAGTCTTTTGATAATGTGACAATCTACACATTTTTAGAGAACAAACCCACTGTCAAAAAGCATTTCGATGAACTTGGCGGTTATCCAACGGTTAGCGAACTTTGTTCTTTGGTAAATGTCGAAAATATTGATGCTTACTATGACAAGATTGCAAAGATGAATACATTAATGACTTTGTATGATAAGGGCTTTAATGTAATTCCCAACATGGATCGCTTTGCAAAAATGACAAATCAGGAAGTCTATGATTACTATGACTATATCCTGAACAGTGTCAGTATTAAGAACACTCACGACATTGATATTGAAACACTTGAAATTGATGATAAGTTCCTCAGTGAATGCGATGATGGATCGGCACAGGGTATCAGCTATGGTAAAAATTGTCCTATCCTGAATTATCTGACACTTGGTACACCTCTTGGTGATATGTATATGTTCGCTGGACATTCTGGTGTTGGTAAAACCAGTTTCGTGTTTGAGAATATGATCATCCCCATGACGGATGATGGTGTAAAGTGCGCCGTCATCAGCAATGAGCAAAGATCGAAAGATTTTAAGCAGCTTTTGCTTGTTCACATTCTTACGAATGATCTGGACTATTGGGGTCTGACTCGCAAAAAGCTGAAAATGGGTAAGTTTACAGATGAACAGTGGGAATATTTGCGCAAAGCAAAGCAGATTTCCAGAGAGAAGTATTCTAATATTCAGTTTATCAAGATGTTTGATAATGACATGAATAAGGTCAAACGCATCATTAAGAAACTGGCAAAATTGGGATACCAGACGATCATGTTTGATACCATGAAATCTGAGGATGAAATTGACGAAGCTATGTGGCAACAGTTGCTTATCCATAGTCGTAAACTGTTTCAGATTACCAGCCGTGAAAACATTTCCCTGATCTGTACTTATCAGCTTGCGCTTCATACTCTGAATAAGCGATATTTGGATGCAAGCTGTCTGTCTAACGCAAAGCAGATTAAGGAAGTTTTCTCAGAGATGGTGTATTGCCGTCCTCTTTGGGATGATGAATTCCCCGGCGAAAAGTTTGATGTAAAGCCATATCAATTAAAGAAAGATTCCAGCGGAAAATATTCCAGTGTTCGTGAGTCTGTGCAACTCGATAGAGATAAAAAATATATCATCGCATTCTTAGATAAAACAAGAAATGACGATGATAAAATTCAGGTTCTTTATGAATTTAATGGACGATATAACCGCTGGCGTGAAAAGGGCTACTGCTCAGTATTCAATGAACATAAATAAAGTGAGTGATAATAATGGAACAATTAACATTAGATCAGCAAAGGATTGTTTCTGAGAATCACAACTTGATTTATAGCTTGGCAAATAAAAAGAACATTAATCTGGATGAATATTATGATGTTCTGGCAATTGGATTATGTAAGGCAGCCATTGCTTTTGATAACACAAAGGGGAAATTCTCAACTTTGGCTTATACTGTCATGCTGAATGAGTATAAACAAGAATTGAGAAAACAGCAGAATGAGAGAGCAATTCCGCAAGATAAATTACTTTCATTTGATGTTCCAATTCAGACAGATCAAGATAGCCAATTTGCAAGTTTTGCAGATGTGATTCCAGATAATAATGTTCAAGTAGAGCAAGAAGCAATTCATGCACTTACATATAAATCATTGTCAAGCAAACTGAAACCTGATGAACAAGTGATTTTCGCCATGTTGTTAGATGATAAAAATCAAAGTGAAATTGCCAGTGAATTAGGTGTCAGTAGGCAGTGGATTAGTGTAAAAATCAAAAGAATTCGCAGTTTATTAAGTTAGAAAGAAGGAAAAGCAATGAAACATTGGAAGTCTATTTTGATTGTAGCTGCGGCAGTAATTGCCGTTATTGTATTGGCTGTATTTTCTTTTCAGGGAACGCAGAATAAAGCAATTTCCCTTGAGGAACAGATTAGCACCGCTCAGTCTGAGATTAAGGTGCAGGAAAAGCGCAGAGCAGACCTGATTCCTAATCTGGTTGATTGTGTGCAAGCCTATGATGAACATGAATATCAGACTTTAATGGATGTTGTCAATGCTCGTGGCAGTGCTACCGATGAAAGTGTTCAGGAAATTCAGACGATGATTCAGGCTGTTGCAGAGGCATATCCAGAACTGAAAAGCAGTGAAAATTATCGTGAGTTGATGA